GCAGAAATACTTTAGTCTTTGGTGGACAAAAAGCGTATCATCAACAAGCCAAACATACTAGGAATTTATCTACTACGGCTTTAATGACTAAGGCAAGTATTGGTTTAGAATTTTGGAATAACCAAAAAGAAACGATGTTAAATTGGCGTGCAAAAGATTTGTCGCCTGAACAGTTTGGGAATATTCTTAAACAAACTATCTGTAAAAAGAAAAGTAAATCAGCAGAATTAAATTTAACTAATCCTGTTAATGAAACTAAGATGAATTATTTATTGGATAGGTTCGAAAAAGAAACGCCTGATCTAGGTAAAACTATGTGGGCAGGCTATAATGCTCTAACACATTGGGCAACGCATACTGATGAAACTATCGAAAAGGAAATCGATAATAAATTAGTTAAGATAAGATCAGGTAAAAGTACTGCTGATGTTCCAAGCGTTCAACGAACACGTAATGACGAAGTAAGACAAGTTATTGAGTGTGAAAGTTGGAAAGAGTTAGAGATCGCTTAATGAATGATGGTTTAGAACTCGCTTATGTCGTTTACAGAACAGTTGTTGTTATACTGTTCTGTTTAATTATTTACGCAATTATTCAATGGTAAATGAAAGGAAAACTTATGAAAACATTAACAGACATTGATACACAAATAGACGCACTTAGAGAAGTATCAAATAATGCGTTAACCAAACACGGCTTTAGCCGTAGCCGTCAAAGGCTTTTTGACTTGTCAAATACTCTATTTAAATCTTGGCAAGATTACAAAGTTGTACATGGCAAGACATATTACAAAGAACTTACATTGTTTGTTGTTAGTCGTTCAGCTTTAGGTTTACGCTATAGATCAATTATTAAAAGATCAGGTTTGCATCCTGTTACCGTTCATGATTGTTTGAGTGAATTAATAAAGGATGGATTAGTAGTAAAAAAATTAAATGATGATAAGCTTATTTATCGTGCAAAAAAATAACTTGCATTAAATAAAAATATCATTTTATAATCAGGCTAGGTTAGAAATTAATCTAGCCTTTTTACGTTTATGAAAGGATTTCTTAAAATGGAAACAAAAACGTATTTAATAAAAACTAAGTTTGACTATTCAACAAAAGAACTTGTTCAAGTTGATGGTAATAATTTAACTATTGAATTCAAAATAATGGATAAGTACGCATTAATTGAAATAGTTGGAAGATTAAAAGATCGAACAGTTGAGGAGTTTAAACATCAAATAATTTGTAATAAAAATCAGGTTATTCAAATGTTACCAAACGTTAATGATCAGGTTGAAAAGTTTGATCAGCGTATAAATGAAAATATTGATCGTGTGCATTTTGATCAGGTTTTTAAAAATGATTATCAGCTTGGTTTGCACGGTCAATTAGATTTATTTGAAGAGGTGCAATAATATGGCTTATTTTTTAAAAGAACTTTTGGATCTTTTCAAATGGATGTGTTGTGGTTTTACTCTTGCTTATTGCTTGGCATCTTATCACGGTTTGGATACAAGCTTTTCAAGTTTGTGGGGTTGATCATGGCTTATTATTTTAGTTGTAGAGAATGTGATAGTACTAGTTTATTTGATAACGGTGTTATTACTAAAGTTAATCCTATTGAAGATTACCACCTTTTACAAAATGTAAGGGGTGGTTATATTAATACAAACGAAAATGAAACCGTTATTTGTAAATCTTGCATATCCAAAAAGGTAAGATTAAAAGGTAATTATATAATAATATGAAAGGAAAAGTTATGAATAGTGAAAAGATATATATTGCTCGTGTAGATAATTTTAAAAGCTATCGATCAGGTAAAGCAGTAGCTAACCAATTTAAAATAACTTTAGAAAATGGTGATCGAATATTTCAAAGTTATGATTCTGTTATTGCTTTGATTACCAAACAAGGTGATGTTTTACTAGATCAAAGGTGTTGGAATTATAGTAATACCACTTCAAGGTATAGGAAGCAGTTTTTAAACGAAACCACTATTGAAACAAAGCGTAAAATAGATAATAAAACTTATTTGTTAACTGATCTTAATAGTGATATGAATAAATATAGATAAATAAACTTTAAAGGTTACCTCCCCAAAAGCACTTTAGATTAGTTTCTAAGGTGCTTTTTCTTTTTATAGCCTGATATATCCTTAAATGATTGTTTTGTTTACGTATTCGCCTTAAATGGTGTTTGGTTTATTGCTCGCAATAGTAACGTCAAAAGTAAACCTTTGAAGTAACTTGTATAATTAACTAAATGACAAATCGTCTTACGTGGCGTGTATGTGTGTGTGATGCATGCAATTATTATTGCTAAGTTATCTTGTTGGGTGTTGTCTTGTTTGCCTGTGGTCATGTGTTCTTGGAGAGGTCAGAATGTCAACAAAAATATACCTATTGCGTGTGCGTACGCATGGGTCACTGGGGGTGGGGTAGTATTGGCATGCAATGTCGCCATATTTTTACGGAAATGAGTTACTTGTACAGGTAACGGTGCATCCCTTTGGGATAGCGTAGTGGGAAGGAGGGGGGTATAGTGTATTTCCCCGGAGGTTCTACTCCGATTGTATCCATCTAATGCTATTCTGTCAATAAAATAATTATTTTTCTTGACGTATTCGTGCTAAGTACCTATTATAAAAGTAACAAAGTATCAATTAAAGCACATGCAACCAAACATATCGTATAACAACAGTGTATTTGGCTTTATTTGTTTGATCCTTTGTACAATTTAAGGAATATAACTCATGTTTGAAGCATTTGTACTTGTCTGTTTGCTTGGAAAGCCAACATTAGACGAGAACTGTGAGCAACTCGCAGACACACGAGGTCCATACATGACTCTTGACCAGTGTTTAGCACGAGTATACGAAATAAAACAGGAATTACACCTGTATCGACCCAATATGGAAGCACGAGCATATCGTTGTGATGAATTTACTCCCCAAACAGAAAAGCAAAGAACGTGAAATAAGTCCTCAACAGGAACAATTTCTCGAAGTACTCTTTGAAAACGGTGGAAACGTAACCGATGCAGCCCTCAAAGCAGGATATGCAAGAGGATCGGTCACGTGGCTACGTACATCTTTAGCAGATGAGATCATAAGACGTACACAAAGCATACTATCTATGAACGCATTTAAGGCGGCTACACGTCTTGTAACAACTATAGATAACCCAGTACCTGAAAGAGGAGACGACCTACGCTTCAGGGCTGCAGAATCGCTATTAAACAGGGTTGGTCTGGGAAAACAGGAAACAACCAACGTAAATGTACAGGCAGTACACGGAATTGTTCTGTTGCCACCCAAGAAAGACGTAACTATCGATGGAAATTGAGTGGTGGCAAGCACTCTTAGTAACAATGGTATCGATTAACACAACAATCAACCTCATTGTGTTCTTTAGAGGTAGAAAAGTATTCAAAAAAGCAAATGACAGATAATGCACCCAAACGTGGTCGCCCAAAGAAAGACCCTAACGCACCCAAACAAAGATACAACTACTCACACGCAGTCAAGGCACGTAAACAAACACAACGCAGACTTACTGAAGCCAAGAAACGAGCAACAAAGGTAACGAGACAAGCAGAAAGCAAAAGACGTTACGCACGTAAGCTCGAAGAAAAGATAACCAAAGTAGATAAGGCACTGAACAGCAATGAAACTACCGTCATCGATAAACAAGATTTACAAGAGTTGCCAGACGTTGTTGAGCAACTGGTGGATGGGCGTGAAATTATTTTTCAGCCAAACGAAGGACCTCAAGAAGAATTTCTTTCCTCAAGCGAAAGAGATGTTCTGTACGGTGGCTCGGCAGGTGGGGGAAAAAGCTTTGCACTTCTCGCAGACCCTCTTCGGTATTGTCACAATAGCAACCACCGTGGGCTTCTTCTTAGGCGTACTCTGGATGAGTTAACAGAACTTATCGACAAGTCACGACAACTCTACCCCAAAGCTTTCCCCGGTGCAAAGTTCCGGGAGTCAAAGTCAACGTGGCACTTTCCGTCAGGTGCAACAATATGGTTTACCTATCTTGACAAAGACAAAGACGTAACACGATTTCAGGGTCAGTCGTTTAACTGGATAGGCATAGATGAGATAACCCAATATCCCTCGCCTTACGTTTGGGATTATCTACGTTCACGACTTAGAGCAACTGACCCTGAACTACAAAAGCATCTGTACATGCGTTGTACAGCAAACCCCGGAGGAGTCGGAGGTTGGTGGGTCAAGAAGATGTACATCGATCCATCTCAACACAACTCGACTTTTCCTGCAATGGATATTGAAACAGGTAAACCTTTTGTGTGGCCGCAAGGACACGAAAAAGCAGGTGAGCCACTCTTTTATCGTAGGTTCATACCTGCACGCTTGACTGACAATCCGTACTTGTTGGCTGACGGACAATACGAAGCAATGCTAAGATCTCTACCTGAAGTTGAACGTAAACGACTTCTTGAAGGCGATTGGGAAGTAACGGAAGGTGCAGCCTTTCCTGAATTTAGTAGAGGTAAACATGTGGTTCCGAATTTTGACCTTCCACCGAACTTCCCAAGAATACGTGCCGCTGACTATGGGTATGCAAGTCCTTCTTGTGTCCTGTGGGGTGCTATTGACTGGGATAACAATATATGGGTTTATCGTGAACTGTACGTAAAACAGTTGACAGCAGAGCAACTGGCTGATAGAATACTACAAGTAGAACAAGAAGATCCGACTCCCCACTATACAGTACTCGATTCATCGTGTTGGAACAAGACAGGCTTTGGTCCTTCCATAGCAGAGACAATGATGAGATGTGGAGTGCGTTGGATGCCATCGGACAGAAACCGACTTCAAGGTAAAATGGAAATACATCGTAGGCTTGCCGATGACCCTCGAACAAACGAACCTAGAATACGAATATTTCCGAACTGTGTCAACCTCATCAAACAACTATCAGGTATACCTCTTAGCAAAACAAATGCAGAAGATGTGGACACAAAGGCAGAAGATCACGCATACGATGCACTGCGATATATGTTAATGACAAGGATGACAGGATATGTGTCGATTCATAAAACGCTTGGTGGCATTAAGAGTCAAGTCTTTCAGATGCAAGACCAAACATTTGGATATTAATAAATGGCAGAGATAACAAAAGACTCTACGCTTAGAGAAGTTTTACAATACTATGCTGATAAAAATAAAAGAAAAGATGCTTTTGTCACAGAGGGTGTAAAACTTTTTAAAGACATAGCTGACGAAAAAGGTTCTGCTGTAAAGCTATTTACACCTGATAAAACAGGAAAAACTTTATTAGCAAAAACACTCCCTAACATCCCTGAAGAAATTGGTCTTAAACAACCAATGCAAAATATTAGACAAGTTGGATTAATTCTAAAAGGAATTATTTCTCCTGATGACAAACTTTTAGAAACTTTACCTGACGCTTCTTCAAATTCAGAAAAAAATCTAAGAGTGTTTGGAATAGAAGAACCTGCAAAAGCAAAATCTCTTGTCACAATACGAGTTAACTCCGATACGATGAATGATTTTTTTAGTCAGATACATTCATTCAAAAAAGATAAAAAATCTGAAGCTATAGCTGACGCAGTATTATTTAATTTAAATACAGGCTTGCGACCTAATGCTGCAGCAGGATTAAAAGTTGGAGGAACTTATTTTCCTGAAAATGGTGCTATCTACATAGACGCAGAAACTAAAGGTGCAAAAGGTAGAAGAATAAATGTTCCGTTAAGTCCTCTTGCTGATTCTATATTACAAAAAAGAATAGCAGATAATAAAGTAAAAGATAATTATTTTTTTGTAAAACCAGATGGAAAACCTGTCACATCATCTGACATGACTTCACTTCTCAAAAAAATTAAAATAAAAGATTTTGTTTTTGATGCAAGTACAAATAAATACTATGATAGTCTAGCTCCTGAAGGTAAAGATGTACCCGGAAAAAGGGGATCAAGTTTACTAAGAAACATACATACTAAAATAGGACAAAAGGCAGGAATACCGTTTGAGAGAATAGCATACTTACAAGGTCGAAGTCTTGTATCAGCAGCACAAGGTTCAGTAGGAGAAATTGTAAGCTACGCTACTGATTTTCCGGGAGACATAGATCCTAAAGGTTTTGACGCACAAAAAGCAAATCAAATAAGTTCTATATTTGAACCATCTGTTAAAAAATTAAAATATAATTTGTCAGGCACACAAGCAAGAATAACATCTAATACAAAAGGATTTGAAAATTATTTTGACGCACCTGTGCTTGATGAGGTTGATGAATCTATTAAAATGAAAATGGGTGAAAACGATATCATACCAACGACACAAGAGATAAATAGCTTTGCAGATTTTACACAAGAAGAATTAGATGAGCTTGAAGCAGGAGGTATAACCTCTGCTAAAAAAGAAGCAGAAGGTATAAGAACACCTAAAAAATTAAAATCAATAGATCCAACTGCAATATTACTAGGTGGTGCAGCAGGAGCAGAAATCCTTAGTGATACTGGTGAGTTAGTTGGTGAAGAAGTTACACAGTCAACTATAGCTCAAACACTCGCAAAGACTGCACCAAAGTTGGCACAGACTACACTTGGAAAAGCTTTACCAGTGGCAGGTGCAGGATTGGTCTTTCCATCATCTCCTACAAACGTAGATGAAGTAGAGGGATTTGCAAGAAAAGATATTGATAGACGTTTTGCAGGCATAGACCAGATGGATACATCACAAGATAAACAAATATTTAGTGATGATCCTAGACTGCAGGGAACAACCGATATGTACGATCCGTCAGAATTACCAAAACGAGATGCTAAAGATTCATTAAGTGATGAAGCATACAGAAAAAGATTTCTAGCACAATCTAGAAAGAAAGCAAGTTCACAATTAAGTGGCTTTGCACAACGCTAATAAGGGAGACAATAATGGCACAACAGAACTTAAATCAGGGTGCAGCTTACATTATGGGTTCAGATAAGACATCAGTCAATGATGCAATGGGTTCAGATCAGCTACACAGAGAAGGTCTTGAATTTTCAACAGAAGTAACTCAAGATGTTCTACAGATGGACATGCCAAAGAAGCAAACAAAACCTACTGTTGAAGCTTCTTTATTTTCTATGGCTGAACAAAGAGACTACTAAAATTAGTTAGGAATATAGTATGGCTGATGAAAGTTTTCTTCAACCTGATGATGACACTCCTGTATCTATTGAAAATCCACAAGAGCAAATGCCCGGATTGGCAGGATATGTCAAATCTAAATTTGAAGATTCAGAGAACGGCAGACGTTCTCACGAACTAAAATGGTTACAGTCTTATAAAAACTTTAAAGGTATTTACGATTCTACAACTCAGTATCGTGACTCCGAGAGATCAAAAGTATTTATTAAGATAACTAAAACTAAAGTTCTTGCTGCGTATGGACAGATAGTGGACATACTTTTTAGTAACAAAAAGTTTCCACTTGTTGTAGAACCTACTCCTATGCCTGAAGGCATCGAGGAGTTTGCTCATATGAAAACTCCAGTAGACGAAGCTGAACAACCAGTTGATCCATTTGGTTTTGAGGGAGATGGCAGAGAGCTACCCCCCGGAGCTATGTCGGCTCGTGAACCACACAAGTTAGGAACGTACGGTAATGATTTTCCTGACATGTTGGCATCAGGACCTGCAAAGATGGGTGAGCCACAAGTTAAGCCTGCACAGAAGATGGCTATGAATATGGAGAAATGTATTCATGATCAACTTATGGACAGTAACGCAGTCAATGTATTTCGTAAAGCTATATTTGAATCAGCACTACTAGGAACAGGCATAGTCAAAGGTCCGTTAAACTTTTACAAACGTGTTCACAACTGGCAGATGAATCCTGATACTGGACAAAAAGAATACAGTCCGTATGAAAAGATAATGCCACGCATTGAATATGTATCTCTGTGGGATTTTCATCCTGATCCATCTGCAACAAGTATTGAAGATTGTGAGTACGTGATACAAAGACATCGTATGAATCGTCAACAACTTCGTGGTTTAATTAAGCGACCATACTTTGATGCGTCAGCTATTGAAGAGTGTCTCGCTAAAGGTCCTAACTACGAAGATAAATACTACGAAGATACTATTCGTGAAGATGATACCGAGCCTTATTACCAAGAGAACAGATACGAAGTTCTTGAGTATTGGGGAGTCATTGATAAAAAACTTGCAAATGAAGTTGGTATGGAAAATTCTAACGACATGTCAGAGTTTGATCAACTACAAGTCAATGTTTGGGTATGTGGTGGTATGGTTATCAGATGTGTAATGAATCCGTTTACACCTGCAAGAATACCATTTCAAGCTTTTCCATTTGAAATAGATCCCTATCAAATATGGGGTGTCGGTGTTGCAGAGAATATGGAATACTCACAAAAGTTAATGAACGGTCACTATCGTATGGCTATTGATAATTTAGCACTAGCAGGTAATCTTGTATTTGACGTAGACGAAGCAAGCTTAGTCCCCGGTCAAAACATGGATATATTTCCCGGTAAGATATTTAGACGACAATCAGGTGTAACAGGTACGGCAATCAACGGATTAAAGTTTCCAAACACAGCACCAGAGAACATACAGATGTATCAAATATCACGACAACTTGCTGATGAAGATACAGGTATACCATCAATATTACACGGACAAACAGGTGTAACAGGAACTGGTAGAACCGCTGCAGGACTATCCATGTTGATGGGTTCAGCAGGACTGGCAATGAAAACAGTCATAAAAAATATAGATGATCATTTACTAAAACCATTGGGCGAGTCTTTGTTTCAATGGAACATGCAGTTCAACGATGATCTAGGGGAGATAAAAGGGGATCTAGAAATAAAACCTCGTGGGGTTGCAGCAGTTATGCAAAAAGAAGTACGTACACAAAGATTAACTGCTTTGCTTCAAACCGTATCTAACCCAATGCTTGCACCTTTTATAAAGATACCAAACTTAATAAGAGAACTTGCAATAGCACAGGATATTGATCCTGATACGTTAGTCAACGATCAAAACGAAGCACAACTATACGCTGAAATGTTAAAAGGAATGATGGCTAATGTACAACAAGGAGCAGGCGAGGATGCTGTCGCCACTAATCAACAGCAAGGAATGGGTCAACCTAGTGGAGTACCTCAACAACCTGAAGGAACTGACAGTCAAGGGTCTGGTAACGGCACAATCGGAGTCGGAGCTACGCCAACTGCAGGGGAAACTGGCTTTACTGGAAATGCTCCTAGAGTTGAAGAATAATCACGAAAGAATAAATAAGAATGTCTGACATTTTTGACTTTGCATTTGACTATGGTCTTACTTACTTTGAACCACCTTCAGAGAAGAAGGATACGTTGTCGAGGGAACAATACAATAAAGGCAATGTTGATTTCTACGAGCAAAGTTTAGATGACACTTTAGGAACTGGCATATCTCTCAAATTTAAAGATGATGATGAGGATGATAAAAAAGACGATGTAAATGTAAATGTTGTAGGAGAATCAGGAGAAGATCAATCAACTCTATCATTTTCTGAAATGGAATCTGTGTATGACAAAGGTCAAATCAGTTCTAAGAATATATACGATATGAGTATAGGAACTTATGGAGATGCACTATCGAAAGCAGGGTTTGCTGACAAAACACCATTCAATGTTTTTGGGCAAGACATATATACAGCAGGTGTACCAAAGACAGCAGAAGAAGCAAAGAAAGGACTTGAAAGATTTATATCAAAAGAAAGCCTAGTAAACAAAGGTGTTAAAACAGGAGCTAGGATGTTAGGTATGAATCCCATGATAACAAGTGTGGCTATGGGTTTTGCAAATGGTAAAACTGTAGACGATCCACTCGGAAACCCAAGTTTTAGACCCAATCACTTTGCGTTAGGTGCTATTCACGATATAAATATGTCTATACAGTATGATAATATAAGTGCTATACAAGCATCATTACGAGATCCAAAAACTGATACTAGAGGATTTGCACAGTATATAAACGGTCAACTTGTATCACGGGCCCCGGGAAAGTTTGCTTATAGTGGTACTGGTGCGATAGGATTAAGTCAAGAAGAATTACAAAGAATAGATGCTTTGTCAAAGGGTATCGTTCCAAGTACCTATGATTACAAAACTGAAACTGGAACAGCAGGAACACCTACAGGAAAAGGTGGCATGTACGATGATAGGGGTAGATATCACGATATAAACGGAACGTATGGTATGGGACCTCGTTCAGCGTCAGAAGCTATAGGCAAAAGTTCAGGACTTGGAACTGAAAAGATAGAAGCTATATTAGCTGAAGTAAGAGCAGATAAAACAAAGAATTTAAATCAAGAGATAGCAAAAGCACAAGCTGCAAACTTTGAAGCTGCACAAAAAGCACAAAGAGAAGAAGTAGAAAGACAAATACGAGAGGAAGAAGCTAATACAAGTATTCCTGATGATTATGGTATTAAAGACGATATATATTCAAACTTTCAAAATACAACTCCTCAAGTAGATTATAGTAGTGATGACAACAATGATAGTGATAATAATGGAGGAGGAAGTAGCTCTGGTGGCGATTCGTCAGACATGGGATTCTCTACACGATACGGTGGACAGATAGGACAAAAGTTTGCATTGGGTGGTAGAGGTGAAGTTGAACCTGCAGGTTTTATTGAAGGTCCTCCAGAGAAGTTTAGTGATCAAACAACCATTGCAGATGACATACCTCTAGAGGTCAAAGACGGTACTTTTGTTATAAATGCTCCTGCTGTAGAATACGCAGGATCAGATGATATTAGCGAAATGTTAACAAAAGCGTATGAAAAAGCAGGACAAGCTATTGACAAATCTGGACAAAGGACTACAATACCAAGTAGAGAACAAATTAGTATAATGATCTCACGAGGTGAGGTCGTAGTTCCTCCTCAAATAGCAAAGATCATAGGATATGATCGTTTAGAGAAAATAAACAATCGTGGTAAAAAGGAAGTTACCAGACGACAGAAGCAGGGTGATCAAGAAAAGCCACAAGCTAGACAAGCTAGACAAGGTGGTGTAATAACCTTAGACGATATAAAGTACAAAGAACGTTATTCAACTCCTAGTAAAGCTAGACAAGAAACAGAAAAAATATTACGATCTTTACCTTTAGCCGATGCTTTATCAATTATGATGTACGAAGAAGCAAACGTCTTAGGGGATAAAGGCTTAGAAGGTGTAGCTCATGTGTTTGTCAACAGAGCAGATGCTGAAGGTTACAAAGATTTTGGTAACTCTTTAATAAATGAACTTTTAAAACGAACATATACTAAAGATAAAATATTTCAATTTAATGCCCTTGAACCAACTAAATTTAGAAACACTTTAAAAGTATTTAAAAAGAACAAGAACAAATATTTAAAAATACGTAATATAGCAGAAGAAGTTATTGCAGGTGCTAGAGACGATTTTACAAAAGGAGCTTTGTTTTTTAAAAATCCAACATCGTCAGGTGCAAAAGATTTTAAAAAGAAAGTAGATTCTGGAGAGTATGTAGAAACAGATAGAAGTAAAAAGGTACAGGGTGTTTTTCAACACATATACTACAGACCTAAAGACTTTGGCTTTGTAACAGAACCTTTACCTAAAACAGAGACAGGAATACCAGAAGGTTTTATAGAAATACCAGAACGTAAAAATCAAACTAAACCAAGAATACCTGAATCAAAGGGTGGATCATTTCTGTTTAGAGGAAGTGATTATGAAAAAGGTGGAGCAACACCTGCTTTCTAAAAAGAATTAGTCAGCTACCCACATAAGTGGCCCTGACGAACCGAAGCAGCTACCCACAGCCAGTGGCACTGCAATATGAGGTATAAAACTATGGCAACACAAGTAAAGGGCGTAAGAGCCAACAAACCAAACGATTCATTTGGAGTAACAAATAACGACAATCTTTATCGTGGCAAATATCGTAATGATGTTTACAAAGATGAAGAGGAACAAACAGAAGAAACTCAAGACCCCACACAAGTGGCTACTCAAGAGAAACCAAAACCTTCTGAAAATAGTTTTGCAGAAGCGAAGCAACAAGAGGATCACGATTACAAAAAACGTTATGATGACTTAAAAAAACATTATGACACAAAACTCAACGAGTTTAAAAGTGAACGTGAACAACTCATGGGAGAGCTTGATACATTCAAGCAACACACTCAAGAGTTACCTAGAGGTGCAACACCACCTAAAACACTTGAAGAACTTGAAGAGTTCAAAGAAAAGTACCCTGATGTATTTCAAGTTGTTGAAACAGTGGCAGGTGTACAATCTGAAGCTAAGATTGCAAAACTAAGACAAGACTTGGAATCAGTTAAACAGCGAGAGAAAAGTTTAGAAAAAGAAAAAGCTTTTGAAGAACTTCTTAGACTACATCCTGATTTTGATGATCTTAAAACAAATGAAAAGTTTTTAGGGTGGCTTGACGAACAACCTCAACAATTAAGTGACGGTATTTATAAAAACAATACTGACGCAAAATGGGCAGGTAAGGTCGTGTCTCTTTACAAAGCAGAGATGGGAATCTCTAACAAGAAACCTACTAAGTCTAAAGAATCCGATGCCGCAGCATCTGTAATAAGGCAACAGCCTAAAGACGTTGCAACAAAGGACTCAACTAAAAAGATTTGGAAAGGTTCTGACATCGCCAGACTTAAACCGTGGGAGTTCGAAAAGGTGGAAGCCGAGATTGATCTAGCACGGCAAGAAGGGCGAATTAATATGAACAGCTAAAAACCTCAAAATAAGGAGAGAGAAAAATGGCTTTCGGAACTGCTGCAGGATATGCAAACTTACCATCAGGTAACTTTGCTCCTCAAATTTTCAGCCAAAAAGTTCTCAAGTTCTTCAGACGTGCTTCGGTTGCAGAAGATATTACGAATACTGATTACACAGGAGAAATTGAAAACTTTGGTGACACTGTGAACATTATCAAAGAACCAACAATAACTGTATCCAGTTATACAAGAGGTTCTGTGGTAAATACACAGGACTTGGCAGACGATCAAATAACATTGACCGTTGACCAAGCTAACGCATTTGCATTTAAAATCGATGACATCGAGGAAAGACACTCGCATGTTAACTTTGAAGCATTAGCAACTTCTTCAGGTGCTTTTTCTTTGAAGAGAAAATACGATGCAAACGTATTACAAACTTTATCAGACGGTGCAGGTATTGCAGGTGCTGATGATGCAAGTTTATCAGGTGGATTAACAACTACTAATTCAGCTTTAGGTACAGCATCTGCTCCTATTAACGTAGAGACAGATGATGCAGGTATCAACCTCATGCTATTAATGGCTAGAGTGCTTGACGATCAGTCTGTGCCAGAAGAGAACAGATGGTTTGTTGCTCCTCCGATCTTCTACGAGAAGATGTTTCAAGCAGGTAACAAGATAGCAGAAGTACAGGTAACTGGCGATGCGTCTTCAAACCTAAGAAACGGACTTGCAACTCCGGGTACACTTGCAGGATTTCAATGCTACAAGTCTACTGCATTAAATAGTACAGCAGGTACTGACCAAGTAACATTATCAGGTGTCGCTACAGACGCTTCTGAAAATATTATTATGGCAGGACATATTTCTGCTGCTGCTACAGCGTCTCACATCGCTAAGACTGAAGTGGTACGTTCGTCTGAATCATTCTCTGATGTCGTCAGAGGACTACATGTTTTTGGTAGAAAAGTTCTTAGACCAGAAGCATTAGTTCGTGGCGTTATCGACTTCGCTTAATAGGAGGAATAAAATATGACTACTTATAATCATACCATTCCCGGTGGAGGAACTGTCGGACATCCGGGTAATGTGCCAAGACCTTATATGGTTCAGTCAAGGATCTTTGATGCTGCTGACCAAAACCTTTCTGCGAATGACGTTGTACAGATGATCGATGTACCAGATAACACAATTGTTATCGGTGGATGTCTTGACGTTCTTGAAGCAGGTGGATCAGGTCTAACCTACGATGTTGGTCTAAGCACTGACATTGATGCGTTTGCTGATGGTGTTGACGGTAATGCTGATGCGATATACCAGTTTAATTTAAAAGCTGCAGGTATCAACACAGTTATTGCTGCCGATGCAATTCAAGTTAAAGCATTAGGTGCAGGCGTTACTGCAGGTCGTTTCAGAGTTATCGCAATTATGTGTGACATTGGAACAGGACCAAAGCAGACAGCTAGTGTAACAACTGGTACATAAAAACTATCATAGGAGAGCAGGGCAACTTGCTCTCTTATCTTTCTAAGGGGGTAAATGTCATATATGCGAGGGTAACATATGTCATACCTAATAAGTAACATACCACACTTTAAGTGTTGGGTACGAAAAGAATTTACACATAACCACCAAATGTATCACGGTGAATATTTACACGCACTAGCAATAGCCGTGAACACAGTGCCAGATAGATGTCTTAGCTTTCAGGTTGTATTTACAGGATGTGAAAGTGATGACGATGAAAACGAACAAAACGTACATGGTGGTGCAATGTGGGCAAGGATGCCGATAACAGCACTCGTTGCTGATATACCGTACGAAGAGTGGCCGCAGAAAATGCCAACGCATTTAGCTCAACCGTGGGATTGCAGTTCACATCATCATTCGGTAATGAAGTTAGATAGAGTTAGTTCTTCTCCGTGGATTTGCAAGATAGACGGAGAGTTTCACAAAGGACAATATCTGTTTACTGTAGACTACACAGATAGTGACATAGCAGATGATCCTGCACAACACAAACAAAGTCACGTTCTACAGTTAATAGATGCAGGAGATTGGACAGGTAACATCGTTGCCCTACCAAACAACAGAGTAAGGGCAACAAGTCCTGCACTCTGGGAGACTGGTGAAGGACCTCCAGACTTTAGACCTAGCCAGTATATACACAATGCAGAGATTCACGAAACGTATCTTGATCCTGCAATAACTTTTAATAATTTATATGTGGAGAATGAAGAATGATGGGCAAGAAGAAAATGATGAAAGGTGGCGGCAAAACCAAAAAGTATATGGCAGGTGGTGGTAAGACCAAGAAGATGATGGCAGGTGGTGGTAAGACCAAAGGTGGCAAAGCAGGTGGCAAAATGTCTATGGCACAAGTAAATGCCTTCTTAAAATCAAAAGGTATGAAAGCTGTCAAGGTCTAGTCGATGACCAAGAAACGTGGGAGCATGAAAGGATACAGCATCAAGAGTGGTGACAAACGACCCACCAAGTCTGGTGCAGGGATGACCAAGAAAGGTGTTGCAAAATACCGTAAAGAGAATCCCGGAAGTAAGCTTAAGACTGCTGTAACAGGCAAGGTCAAACCCGGAAGTAAAGACGCAAAGAGACGTAAGTCCTTTTGTGCCAGATCTGCAGGGCAAATGAAAAAGTTCCCCAAAGCAGCCAAGAACCCTAACAGTAGATTACGACAAGCAAGGAGACGATGGAAATGTTAGCTTCAATCAACTTCACTATGTTCAAAGTACTGAACAAAATAAGCAACAAATTTTACAGACAATATGTAAGACAACTACACAAGTCTCAAGGGAGAATCTAGTGTTATCGGCTCTTATAGGACCTATTAGCAGTCTCGCAGGCACTTGGTTTGAAAACAAACTTGCAAAGACAAAGGCAGACGGACAGGCTAAAGTTGCAGAAGCTAAAGCTCGTGCGACTGTTGCAGAGAAGGTTGCAACAGGTCAGGTTGCATGGGAAGGCAAGATGGCAGATGCTACGGTGGATTCTTGGAAAGACGAGTTTGCATTAGTTGTGCTACTTGCTCCTGCTATACTTGTGTTCATTCCCGGAATGAGAGACTATGTAAAGGAAGGGTTTGAGATACTGGCAACATTACCTGACTGGTATCAATACCTGTTGTATATAGCTATATCTGCATCATTCGGAATTAAAGGGGTAGGTCAAGCAGCAAAAATGTTGAAAAAAGGAAAGTAACATGGCATTAACTAAACGTCAACAGACTACTATGAAAAAACATTCAAAGCATCATACTAAAAAACACATGACTAGTATGACTAAAAATATGAAAAAGGGGAAAACGTTTACTCAAGCACATAAAATAGCAATGAAAAAAGTAGGAAAGTAGCATGGCAGCGAAAAAGAAAGCTAAAAAGAGTGGCTCTAAGCCATCTAATCCAAAGTTATACGCTTCAGTAAAATCCGAAGCAAAACGTAAATTCAAGGTCTATCCTAGTGCATATGCAAACGCATGGCTTGTGCGTACATACAAGAAACGTGGTGGTGGATACGCATAATGGTTAAACCTAAAGGTGGCTTAACTAAATGGTTTAAAGAAGATTGGCGTGACGTCAAGACTGGTAAGAAGTGTGGTCGGTCTGGCAAAGAAAAGAAAACACGCCCATATCCTGCATGTAGACCAAAAAAAGTTGCAGGCAAGATAACTAAAGCTGAAGCAAAAAAGAAAACAGGACCTAAAGCAGTCAAGTGGTCAGTTACTGCATCAGGCAGACGAAGAAAGACTACAAGGAAAAAAGCATGAAGTATGACGCAGATGAATTTGTAGAGATGGTTGCCAAGCACGAAGGTATGGTTCTTGAACCTTACAGAGATAGTTTGGGCATAAGCACGATTGGCATAGGTAGGAACTTAGAAGATGGTGGCATTACAGATGTTGAGTTAGACTACATAGGTAAAACACTTGAACAAGTACTTGAACAAGGTCTTACACAAGAAGAAGCGTACTATCTGTGCCGAAACGATATAAGCAATGTAGAAAAAGAATTACTCGAAAGAAAGCCTGTTGTAAATCAACTTGATTCTGTACGACAGATGTGCCTTGTAGATATGGGATTTAATATGGGTGTTCCTCGTCTTATGAAATTTGTTAAGATGTGGGGAGCTATAGAGGTGGGTGATTTCTACGAAGCAAGCGATCAAATGCTTGATTCACGTTGGGCAAAGCAGGTTGGTAGACGCAGTAATGGTTTAGCAGAAATGATGAAATTGGGGTATGAGTTCTATGGCAGGTAAAAAACGATGCGAAACATGCGAATGTTACGACTGCGATTGCGAAGAATGTACATGCGATTGCCATCACAATGATAGAGTTTCTCCTGATCTTCATGATCGACACGAAAGTGATAAACCAAACACAGAAGTTTAAAAGTATAGATGAATGTCTTTACTTTGCAGAACGATTACAAAAACAACCAACAATACCATATAAGGATGGCAATAGAAAAATAACGGCTTATTGTAAGCCAGTAAACAGGTAAGGGGAATACCATGTTAGCAGAACTTGCAGCGGCCAACGCTGCTTTTTCGGTGATCAAAAGTTTCGTATCCAACGGAAAAGAACTTTCAGGTTGTGCTAAACAGATCAGTGATTTTGTTTTTGCAAAAGAACAAATCGAAAAGAAAGCAAATAACAAGAAAGGTGCAAGTGGTGATCTAGAAGAGTTTATGGCTCTTGAGCAAATAAAAGAAAAAGAAGATGAACTCAAGAAGATCATGATATATTTAGGTAGACCGGGATTGTGGCAAGATTGGCAAGCCTTTCAAGCTGAAGCACGTAAATCTAGACGTTACGCAGAAAAGATGGCAGAAAAACGTAGAGAAGAGATACTAGAATACGTTACATACTCTATAGTTTTTCTTATAGTTGTTGGATTTTGTGCATTGTTAGCTTTTGTATACATGGAATATAAATAGATTGACATTTCAATCGTCTATCTGTATAATTCTAAAAAGGAGTACTCTATGAAGAAACTAGCCGCACAAGCATTAGCTTTCCAATATCAACTACAAATTGAAAACGCACAAGCCGTGTTAAATAACAGTCACGCAGCGTTAAACATGATTGACCAAGCATTACATGAAATTATAACTGCAAACGAAAAGTTAAAAGTTCTTAATGACATGATGAAAAATGCCGTCAAAGAAATAAAAGAAGAAGAGAAAGCTTCATAGTGATTAGCTACAGAATAATTAAATTAAAAAAAAAATTTAAGAATACTGTTACGCACGGATACTAAACCCTTTAGGCTTCTCACACAAGAACAAATAGAAGAACTAAACAAACGTTTAAAAAGTCCTCAAAGAATACAACGTATCCGTGATAACTACCTACAAACAAAACAACTTCAAGAAAAACTAAAGCATCAAAGACTGCAAGAGAAACTTGAAGAAGAAAAAAACAAATTAAAATCAAAAAAGAAATCTCGGAAAAGATATGGCAAGTAGTTACTTAACACTTATAAATAATGTGCTTAGAGATTTAAATGAGGTAGAATTAACATCTTCTAACTTTTCTAGCTCAAGAGGTATTCAAACTGCAGTCAAAGATTATATAAATCGTGCAATAGACGACATAATTAATTCTGATACTGAATGGCCCTTTACAGTCATTAACAAAAGTTTTACAACAGGTGCAGGTACACGTCTATACACTAGATCAGCACTAAGTACTACAGATACAAAAACAGTTGACTTTGATAGTTTTACGTTTCTTGAAGCATCAGACAAAAAAGAAATAACACTTGAGTATTTAACTTACAGTGAATACCTTGATAACTTTCACGAGAGAGATACAGATCCAACAGGTAATTCACGAGCTATACCTGTATATGTTTATGAAGATCCACAGAACAACATAGGCTTATCTCCTGTTCCTGATAAAGCAACATACACTGTAAAGTATTACTACTACGCCACGCACACAGCATTAAGTTCAGCAACAGATACATCTCTTATACCAACAAGATTTGAAACTGTGATAGCAGAGAAAGCAAAATACTACGCTTTTGTTTTACGTGGTGATGTACAAAACGCACAACTTGCACAGATGCAATTTGATAAATCAATCAAACGTATGCGTGTTGAGTTAATTAACAAACAACTATATATGAGAGCCGTTTAATGCCAGAGTTGAGTCAGACAGGTGCATTTCCTTTTATTTGTGAAGGTGGGTTAGTTGCCAACCGTTCTACATTTATTATGAAACCCGGTCAAGCTATACAACTTGAAAACTTTGAGCCTGATATAGAAGGTGGATATCGTAGAATAAATGGCTACCAAAAACATGTAGAACAGATAATACCTCACACTAGTTCATCAGACGAGTCTGTTCTTATGGTAACTAGTTTTGCTAACAAGATACTTGCTGCAAGAGGTGAAAAAATATTTAGTTCTGCTTCTACAGAGATAGCAAGAGGATCAACTAATGCCATAGTTCAAGGAACTGGCATGACAGGATCAGGAACTATAACAGTGGCAAGCACTACAGGTTTTAGTTCGAGTGGCACGTTACAAATAGACAACGAACAATTTACTTACACAGGAGTTACAGCCACTACATTTACAGGTGTAACTAGAGCAGCGAATGGTACAAGTGCCGCAGCTCATTTGGCTTCTTCTGATTCAGCAAGAAACGTGGTATCTGAGAATTGGACTGAAAGAGATACAGGTAGAACTAACGCCACTAAGTATTCTTTTGAACGATTTAACTTTGATGGCAACGATAAAATAGTTGTTGTAGATGGCACAAATGCACCCACAGTCTTTAATACTTCTATTGCGGCCACTGATATAAGTACCAGTTCTGTAGCAGGTGCAAGTATCGTAACATCTTTTAGAGAACACATGTTCTACGCAGGCATGTCTAGTACACCACAAGAAATAGTATTTAGTCAACCATTCGATGAAGATGCGTTTAGCTCTGGGTCAGGTGCAGGAAGTATAAAAGTTGATGACACTGTAGTTGGACTTAAAGTATTCCGTGAAAATTTATTTATCTTTTGTGAAAATAGAATATTTAAATTATCAGGTAGCTCAAGTTCAGATTTCGCAGTATCGGCTGTAACAAGAGACATAGGTTGCATAAATGGCAAAACTATTCAAGAATTTGCAGGTGATCTTATCTTTCTTGGTCCTGATGGCTTGCGTACAGTTGCAGGTACTGCAAGAATTGGTGACGTTGAGTTGGGAACTATAAGTTCTAATGTGCAGTCTATATTTGATGATAATATATCAAACGCATCTGTGTTTGAGTCAATTGTTATACCAGAGAAAACTCAGTATCGTTTATTCTTTTCAAAAGCAGGAGCATTAGAATCACGAACGGAAGGTTTAATATGTGTCTTGAAAGGACAACAGACTGGACAACAAGGATATGAGTTTTCTAGGATAAAAGGGATTAAGCCTGCATGCACTGACACATTTATATTGGTGGGTGACATACTTGTTCTTCACGGTGGCTTTGACGGCTACGTATACAGACAAGAAGAGGGAGCAACATTTGATGGAACAGCTATAAACGCAAAGTATCGCAGTCCTGATTTAACGATGAATGATCCCGGAATAAGAAAACACATGCAGAGAGTTATTGTGAACTACAAACCTGAATCAATTATTGATGCAGACCTTTTTGTTAGATATGATTATGAAAGTTCTACTGCATCTAGACCTGCAGCTTACCCTCTCGATTCAACTGATATTGCAGGTATTTATGGTACGTCAGTATATGGTGTACCTACATATGGAGGACCTACACAACCATTAGTAAGACAACCTGTAGAGGGTTCAGGATTTGCAGTGGCATTAAGAGTAAATGATGGAGGTTCAACTGATCCATATTCACTCAAGGGATTTCAGTTGGAATATCAACTAGGAGCTAGACGTTAATGGGAGCAACGTATACAAGACAATCGTCATACACTGACGGAGACGTAATACAAGCAGCCGATACCAATAATGAGTTTGATCAACTGCTTGCTGCATTTGCATCTAGTTCAGGACATACTCACGATGGTACAACTGGAGAGGGTGGACCTATCACCAAAATGCTTGGCACGTCTCTGACACTAGGAGATGGTACTGCAGGTACAGATATAACAGTTACATTCGATGGTGAAAGTAATGACGGTGTAATGAAATGGATGGAAGACGAGGATTATTTTGAGTTTAGTGACGACATACTTGTTGCTTCTACAGAGAAGTTACAATTCAGAGATACAGCAATATACATCAATTCCAGTGCCGATGGACAACTCGACCTCGTAGCCGACACAGAAATACAGATAGCAGCCACTACCATTGACATAAATGGTAACGCTGACATATCAGGTAACTTAGGTATAGGTGGTAATCTTACCGTAACAGGTACAACCACATTCAACGGTGGTACAATGACGTTAGGTGACGCTGCCACAGACAATGTTGTGTTTGGTGCAGATGTAGATTCTAACATTATACCTGACGATGACAATACATATGACTTAGGTTCATCTAGTCAACAGTGGAAAGATATATACATTGATGGTGTTGCATATTTAGATGCAATAGATTTCAATGGCACATCAATTACATCTACTGGTGCTGAAATAAACATACTTGATGGTGACACAAGTGCTACCTCAACAACAGTAGCAGATGCAGACAGAGTTGTACTCAACGATGGTGGTACAATGAAGCAAGTAGCAGTCACAGACTTGTCTGCTTACTTTGACGATGAAATAACTGCAATGCCTAATCTTGTAACTACAGCAGCTACAACAGTAGGTGCGTTAAACTCTGGTAGCATTACAAGTGGCTTTGGTACTATTGATACAGGATCATCTACAATAACAACTACAGGTTCTTTAGATATAGATGACGTTGTTATAAATGGAACAACTATAGGTCACACAGACGATACAGACTTAATTACACTAGCAGATGGTGTAGTAACAGTTGCAGGTGAAGTTGATGCAGTATCCCTTGATATATCAGGTAATGCAGACATTGATGGTACACTTGAAGCAGATGCCATAACAATAGGTGGCGTTACACTTGCAGAGACTATATCTGATACCGTTGGTGCGATGGTTACTTCTAATACTGAAACAGGAATAACAGTATCCTACGATGATGCTGACAACACATTAGACTTTGTTATAGGCACGCTTAACCAAGATACGACAGGTAACGCAGCCACAGCAACAGCGTTAGAAACAGCAAGAACAATACACGGTGTATCATTTGATGGTACTGCCAATATTGACCTATCAGAAGTTGTATCTGACACAGTAGGTGCAATGTTTAGTTCTAACACTGAAACAGGTATAACTGCAACATACCAAGATGCTGATAATACAATAGACCTTGTTATTGGTGCAGGTGCTGTTGTTAACTCTATGCTAGCTGATGATGCAGTGGGTGCAGATGAGTTAGCAGCAAATGCTGTAGTAACTGCTTCTATTGTAGATGATAATGTTA